AAGATGGACAAAAAACACTTAGTGAAACTGTTAGAAAGTATTTATTCGCTAAAATCCACCATTATCGATTGCGAGCGGCCGACAAAATCAGCACTGCATCCCACAATGAAACCCGTCAAGTTAATGGGTTACCTGATTAAAAACTCCTCCAAGCAAGGGGATAAGGTGCTGGATTTGTTCGGCGGCAGCGGATCTACGCTGATAGCGTGTGAGCAGTTGAACCGTTCGTGTTACATGATGGAATACGATCCGAAGTATGTGGACGTCATTATAGAAAGGTGGGAAGCCTTTACCAATCAAAAGGCGGAAAAACTATGATCGAAAAAGTGAATCCCTGTCATCCCGACAAATTGGCCGACAGGGTAGCGGGGGCCATTGTTGATCTGGCTTATACGATGAACGAAAATCCCAAAGTTGCCGTAGAAGTGCTTACAGGTCACGGGAAATGCTTTGTCATCATTGAAACCTCCGAAGATTTGCGATATGAGGCGATTTTAAGCATTGTGAGACGGATTATCGGAGAAGTTGACTTGCAGTTAACCGTCGTGAAACAGGACGTTAAACTGGCTGAAAACCAGTCAGGGAAAATCCGATGCGGCGACAATGGGATCTTCAAAGGAGCGCCTTTGACGACGGAACAGAAGAACCTCTCATCGATTGCGAGGATTTTATACGGGAAATACGGATGCGACGGGAAATACATACTCGACGGAGACAAACTCATCATCTGTCAGAGCAACGCCCAGGAAGAAGAGATCCGAGAATTCTTCCCCAAGGCGATCATCAATCCTCTCGGTTACTGGACTGGCGGGATTGATGTGGATTCGGGAGCAACCAACCGTAAACTCGGCTCCGACATGGCCGACTCGGTAACAGGCGGGGGCCTTCATGGCAAGGATTTATCCAAGGCCGATGTGAGCGTGAATATCTACGCATTCCAAAAGGCACAGAAGTTAAACAAGCCAGTTGAATTGTCCTGCGCCATCGGTGACGAATTCATCGATGGAATCCCGTATGAGGAAATCGTCAGAATGGCCAGAGAGTACATAAAAAAGATCGGCGGATTCGAGAAGTTCGCCGAGTGGGGATTGTACTAGAAAGGAGAACTATGCCTAATCCAGAAAATCTATACAAAATGACATCCGAGATCGGGCGTGAGCGTGGGATCAAGTCAGGCGAAGCCCGCAGGGCAAAAAGAGATGCCCAGAAGATCGCTGCAAGGATCATGGACCTCAAACTTTATCCAGGCGACAAAACCGTTACTGCCGATGATGTTATGGCATTGGCGGAACTTAAGGGCCAGAACGTCTCGGTAAGGGAAGCGATCATCATCGCCCAGGCCCAGAACGCATTAAAAGGCGACAAGGAAGCAGCAGCGTTCCTTATCAACACCGCAGGAGAAAAGCCAGCCGATAAAGTGGAAGTCGGCATGACCGTCGAGGATTACGTTAAAACACATAAGGTCAGGCTTTAATGGAATATCAGGATTACACAGCCCAGGAATTTATCGAGGACAACTACAAGATCAAGGATAAGGAAGGGCATCTTGTAAATCTGAAGTTCAACCATGCGCAGCAGGAAGTCTATGACATTATCAAGCGTGACTACGGGAAAAAGCCAGTAAGAATCATCATTCTGAAAGCCCGTCAGTTGGGGATTTCGACCTTCACGGAAGCGATCACGACCTATTTGACAACAAACCAGCCCAATACAGATGCTGTAATACTTGCCCATATAAATGAATCAGCCTCCAAAATATATGAAATGACACAACTGTTCATCAACGAACTTCCTGAAGGTCTGAAACCCCGCCAGAAATACTCGAACAGGAAAATGCTGATGTTCGATGACGACAACAACGGATTAAAATCTTCCATCCGTGTTATGGTAGCAAACGATTCGACCCGAGGCGGCACCTACAAACTGGCTCATTTGTCAGAGGTGGCATTTTGGGAACATCCTGAAGATGCGTTATTAGCTTTGAATCAGGCCGTTCCTATGAGCAACGAGTCAATGATAGTCATTGAGTCGACCGCCAACGGGTTCAATCACTTCTACAACCTATGGCAGGATGCCACAAACGGAAGAAATGACTATACACCTATCTTCTTCCCTTGGTACGTCGACCCCGATTATTCCCGTCCGTATGACGGTTTCACTCTTTCCCTCTATGAAGCCGACATAAAGGAACGGTTTAATCTCACCCTGGATCAACTCCAATGGAGAAGATGGTGCATAGCCAATAACTGTGGCGGCGATGAAACAAAGTTCCGTCAGGAATATCCCATCACTCCCGAAGAAGCGTTCATCACATCAGGAGCGAGCGTGTTCAACACCGAGATCATCCTCGAACACATGAAGACTCTAGGGGAACCTTTGCGGCAGGGATATTTCAGTTACGACTACGACGGCATGCATCTGACGAATATCCATTGGATCAACGATCCTCTGGGATATATAAAGATATATCGGGAACCGACAACAGGTTTCACGGCAATGGGCGGCGATACCGCAGGCGACGGCGAAGACTTTTTCACCGCCCAGGTCATCGATCAGGACGGCAACTTATGTGCCACCTTGCATAAACAGTTCGATTCGGATCTTTATGTCAAACAGATTTACTGTTTAGGGGCGTTATACAACTCCCTGATAGCGGTCGAATCCAACTTTGACACGCATCCGAATCTCGAACTTCAGCGTTTAAGATACCCGAGATTATACGTCAGGGAGAAATACGACCAGATTGTCAAGGATGTGCAGGAGAAATACGGCTTCAGGACGACCTCGCTCACAAGGCCGATCATCATTGACCAGTTAGTGGAGATCGCCCGTGAACACATCGAGAAGATCTGTGACAGGGAAACATTGCAGGAAATGCTGAGTTTTGTCAGAATCAAAAACAAGCCTCAAGCATCCGAGGGAACCCACGATGACCTTGTTATGGCCCTGGCGATCGCATACGAAGCATTGAAGCAGCTGCCGAGAAAATACGATTTTTTAGGCATCAACAAAGAAGAAAGGATGGATGAGGACTTAGCGTTCTTTAACTACTAATGCAAATCATCTTAATCTTACTAACTGGCACCTTAATGGGTGCTTTTAATTTCGGTTTCTTCTGCTTGGGATATTACGTCCGAGGCAAGAAAAACGACGACAAAGTCGAAATCACCGAGGACAACAAGGATGCGATCAAGGAAATAATGGATTGGCTCGGTTATGGAGGTAAGAAATGATAAAAACTCAACCTATGGAAATATGGGCTGAGTATCAACGCATTGTCGAATACATGATGAACCGTGATTACTTTGAAGAAGTCAAGATCAACGAGGATTTCATGGAAGGAAAACAATGGGGAAACATCAACGTTGATACCATCCCGAAACCAGTCATAAACGTACTGGGAAGATCCTGCAAATATCTGGTCGCATCGCTGGCATCCAATGAGATCGCCGTGTCAATTACACCTTACTCGGTTTTGCCCGACGATCGGCAAAGGATGAAAGTCTTAACGGACGAACTGGAAAGCGTCATCGAAACCGCAAGGATCAAGGAACAGTCAAGACTCGTCATAAGAAATGCTTGTGTTGATGGTGCGGGATTCATGATGCAATCCTTTGACCCAGACGTTGAAACGGGCCAGGATGCCAAGGGAACTGTTGTAAACCAGGTCATTGACAGCACAAACGTATTCTTCGGAAATCCATACTCCAGCAACGTACAGGGCCAGCCATGGATCATTATTGCGTTAAGGCAGGATGTGTCCCAGGTGAGGGAAGAAGCAATGGAACTCGGAATGAGCAAGGAAGATGCGCAATCCATCCAGGCTGACAATGATGGCTTATTAGTCAACGACGACTCGACCAACCTTGTTACCGTTCTGATCAAGTATTTCAAAAAGAAAAACGAGAAGGGCAAGGAAACGGTATGGTTCACTAAAACGACGATCAATTCGGTCATTAAGGAACCTACGGATCTGGGATATTCAAGATATCCGATCGCATATTTCCCATGGGAAACAAGGAAAAACTCTTTCCTGGGTGTTCCACCGATGTCCTCGGTCATCCAGAACCAGATCTTTATCAACAAAACATTTGCGATCGCCCAGATGTACGGATTGCAAAGTGCGTTCCCAAAAATTGTCTATGACAAATCAAAGTTAAACATCAAGGAATTCCTTGAAGGAACGTCGGCATCCGCAGTAGCGGGAATCGATATCATGGGAAAATTCCTTGATTTCATAAAGATCCCTGATTTTTCAAACAACATTATCGATCTCGCAAAAGAAACCATTGCCCAGACCAAGGATGCGCTGGGTGTTACGGATGTCTCGTTAGGTAACGTTAAACCAGAAAACACATCCGCAATCATAGCGCTTCAGGAAGCCTCGGCGGTTCCTTTGGAGATACAGAAGCAGTATTTTTACCAGTTCTGGGAAGACACCGTCAGGAACATTCTGGACATTATGGGCTGCACATACGGCACAAGGCTCGTAATGTCCGACGAATTGGGCCTGGCAAAGGTGGACTTCTCCATTCTGAAGGATCTCAACTACAAACTTAAAGTCGAGATCGGTGCAGGAGCGCAATACTCCGAGATCGCCCAGATCAATACATTGGATAAATATCTGCAGGCGGGATTAATCCCAGGAAGCGTTCACGCCAAACTTGTACCGAGCAAGTACATTCTCGGTAAGGACGAACTCGTAAACACGATGAGAGAATACGAATCCGCCCAAAACCCGCAGGCCAACATCGGCC